CCGGAGGCTATTTCGCACGGTGTGCAAAATGCCCTCCCCGTGAGGGGGGTAGCTTGGCTAACTAATCGCCAGTCTGGGCGTGATCAGACATTGCGGGGTGACGCCACTCACCATCCGGCAGGTACCGGCAAGGGAAGCGCTCCGCCGAGGCGGGCCTCCCTATGAGCTCCCTATCGGTTGAACCGATCGCACTTTCTTTAAATGGCTTTCAGCCATCGTTTCACTTCGTCTTGGGGCAGAAGGACACCACGGGTATATTCGTTCCGTTCTTCTCGGCTGGACCGAGCAATTAGCGGACGAATGGCGTGGACTCTTTACACCTTCTCTGACTTTATCCCCAAGAAACTTCGAGAGCTACTCGTGGCTTATTAAAGCCAGGCCCTTTAGCTCCAGCACGCTGCCGGTGCCCTCTCGAAGCACTTTCCGGATCCACGACAGTCTACTTGCGCAAGTATACTAATCCGATCGGACCTTACCGTAGGTCCGTATAATCAACACACGACCCTCCTTCTATGGCGAAGGAGTTGCGCACGACAAGCTAGTTACACTAGCCCTCAGGGGGGGAATGGCTATCCCGCAAGCCTACACAGGCACCAGAGATAGCAAGCCGTCTTCCTCCTCTACCTTCCACCGAGCGGGTGGCTCTACTCGCGAGTACTTAGTCGAGTAGCACCACAACTTTCTCACCCGCCTTTTCTTTTCTCTTAGTTCGTGTTCCAAAAGACGAATCCGAACCGGCACGGGGCTGAGTCGAATAACGCAGGAAGGAGGAAAGACCTCACAGTCTTTCCAGCCCCAACAAACTGGGTCCTCTTTCCACCTGCCTTCTTCGAATAGCTGCTTATTAAAAGCAACTTTGTCACCCCACGTCGGTTCGTCTTCGCTCATCTCCCAGCGGGGATCGACTACTCTCCCAGGAGGAGAATAGTACCCGCGTGAGAAGAGACGATTCTCTAATTGGTTCACGGACCTCAAACGAAGGTCCATCCCTACGCGCGATGGCAGGAACCCCTTCTTATTCCGATGCGACCTGGCGAAAGCTTCCTGCCACTTAGGTCCTGCCTCGATACAGGACTTGACTAAGTGGAGTAAGCTTCCGGCTCTGTCGTAACAGGCCGCCCGTCTTAAAAGCGGGACTTTACTCCATCTCTTTCCCTGCTTAAGAAACTGAGTCGAGTTGATCTCAACGAATGTGCTAGAGCGAGCCGTCTTCTTCTCATTAACTTGGAACCCCTCGGGGTAACAGGAGTTGAGAATAGGACGATTCGCGCTGATGACCATGTCGTCACCATTCGCTAAGAATCTCGCCTCAGGACAGTCGCGAGTAGCCCAGCGGGCAGCGCAATACGACTGTATGCAAAGCAGGGGAAAAGATAAGTATGTCCCCATCATCTGACCATGGGTGACGGCCGTCCCTTCCTTGCCCTTCAAAATTTCACTCTTGGAGAACGCGGTTGGACGCAACGAATCACAAGCCATGACCTTAATGGCTCCCGGAATGCGTGTACTTTTGGCCAGAGCGACACCGAGTATAACCTCGGCAGCATCGATCTTCAGCCCATCAGTGGCAGAAGTCAAATCGATGGACGTCTGGACAGGATTCACACATACTTCGTTGATCCTCCTACTAGTCGGAGAGCCCCGGAGGCACCATTCCTTTGAGGAGATGTAAGAATACATCGCCTTATGCAGTGGACCCAAATAGTCATAGTCCACTGATGGTACCCCCATCGGTCTCACCTTCCCGACTGCTGGAATCTCCTTATACCTTAATTTAAACCCCTCGATGGGCTCTACTTTCCCAAACAAGGTTCCCCGGAGGAAGCCTTGTCTAGTCTGGTTCGAGGCCCACCACTGAGAGGCACTCACCCCATCCGGCTCGAATCTCCCGGAGTCTTTGGGACAAAAGGTATGACAGAAACTCTCGTAACTGTCATCCCACCCAAAGCGAAAGATCTTCTGACAAGTAGCCCGGACGAAGCGAAGGTATTCAGGAGAGGAAGCAGGAGCATCAACTTGGCATGCATTTTGTTTCCACGCCTGGAAGCCTGACTGAGGACGATGTCTCTTACAAGTCGCATTGTCAACTCCTCGCTTCAGAGAAGCGAGTGTTGCGGCAAGAGACCATCTGTCCCGCTTTGTCAGACGGTGAAGAGAAGGGATCCCAGAGATGTACCCCCGCTGGGAACGGGGAAAATGAACGGACGGGCGCAGGGCGCCCTTTAGTTGGTAGAGCAGGTACTTGTCAAGCTCAGAGTACTCAAGGTCAGGTAGTTCTCCTCTAGGAATGGAGAACCTTTCCCTTACGACCTTAAGCCCCCTCGCTATGGAGGCAGCTCTTTCGTGTTGTATCCTACGACACTCACACTTGCTGGTTCTGGTGACCCCACCCATGTGGGGATTACGGGACACCTTGCCAACGACCTTTCCGGCAGGACCGGGGGACATAGTGTAAATCTGTACTTACAGGAACTATGGCCCAGTCAAGCTTTTTCGGGAAACCGAAAATAGC